GTAGACTCTAGCTCGCCCAGTTCTACAATCCAATGACTGACAGCTTTCTTTACGGAATCTTTATCTTTTGGGTCTAGTGTTGCACCTTCTAACAACCAACCTTTGCTAAAATCGGCTAGTCGCTTGAACCACAACGTCTTACCCATACCCTGTGCGCCCTGAAACACTAACAAGCCCTCTAAGGCTACGCCATCTTCTTCAAAGGCAGCGGCAACACACGATAGTAACCATTTACGCATAAGCATGTTTTTAAGTACAGTATCTTTACTGCTAACCGTATTACAAAACTCATCAACCCTATTAATACCATCCCACGGCTTTGAATCAATCCACCTAGCAACAGGGTTTATTTCTTTAGCTATTATCTTCATAGCGTCTCTAACTCTTTGATGTGGTACAAAGTTTTTTATACACAGGTTTTCAACCTCTACCAACAAAGCCTCGTCTTTCAAATCTGCTATTGGCTCAAAGTTTGGTATGTGTATGTCAATGCGTTTCTTAATAACATCGTAGTAGCAGTTGATACCATGACTGCCCATAAGAGCTTGGTAGTTGTCTGTGGTGGCCATAATTCTACCGTTTGAGGTCTTGGCATACTCTACTAACTCAGGCACTGCTACACGCTTTTCTATCAGCTCTCCTGTCATAGCCACTTGGTCGTTAAAATCCATGCCCTCTTCTTCAGGCATTACCACCTCTGCATTAGATACTTGTGCAGCCTCTACCGCTTTTGTTACACCAACCTCATTAGTGTCATTGTCTGCATAAATAGTGAACTCTTTGCCCGGCAATGCATCTGCTAATTTCTGTGATACGCTTTTTAAATTACCTGCATTAAAACAAACCACCATCGGTACTTTTTTGCTAGTATGTATTGTCATACAAGTTGCATAACCCTCAGCCAACCCTACACGCCTAGCATCTTTAACAAGGTTTGTGCCTATAATGTAAAAACACCCACCTGTTCTACCACCCGGTAAAAATCTTTTGTTACCATGCTCATCAATCATTTGTAGACTCCACAGCTTACCTGTCTCGTCCATGATAGGTATGATAAGTTTGCTTTTATAAATACGCAGAGAGTGAGAAGCGACATCCTTACTAAGTAAGTATGGATGAGAGTCACATGGCGATGCCGCTTCCCAAATCATCGTTGCTTTTTTTGCAACTTTTAACCATTTGCTTTCTTGGTCTTGTCTGGCCTCTTGCTTAAATCTTTCTAAAGCTTCTGTATTAACCTTAGTCTTTTTGACGCCTGTAATTTTAAAATTATGCGTCTGTCCAGTCCTGTAATCAGCAGCAAAGCCCACGGGTGTTCCATAGTTATCGTAGAAAGCGTAATAACCTGATAAAGCACGCTTACCATTTATTGTGGTATAAGCTCTTTGTGGTTTAGGTGGATTTGTTTCTAATTCATCTTTTGTTTCAAAACCGTGCGATTGTAAAAAGTTTTCAAACTTATAAATTGCTTGGTTTGTAAGTGGTTTTTCTATTTCGTGACTGTTACCTTTTAAGTCTTTGATACCCATACTTGCTCTCTCATCTAATTTACTTTATCATATTGCTTTGAATACCTTACAATATAAATTAATGTTAGGTAGATAACAAGAACTTTTTATAATTTTTTAAAGGAGATTAAATATGGCACTAACAATTAGTGATACTGGCGGGGGTACTTTTGAGCAAGCACCACAAGGCAACCACAATGCAACATGCTACAGACTTGTAGATGTTGGTACGCATAACGAAACTTTTGAGGGTGAAACCAAAAAAAGGCACAGCATCTTTATTTCATGGGAACTGAACGATGTCAAAATGGAAGACGGTAGACCTTTTACTATCTTGAAACAATACACACTTTCATTAAATGAAAAGTCTGCGTTGTATAAAGACTTATGTCAATGGCGTAAAAAACCATTTACACCAGAAGAATTAAAAGGTTTTGACCTTACAAAAATTCTAGGTCTTACATGCGAACTCGCGATAGGTGAAACTAAAACAGGTAATTCAAAAGTAGTGAATGTCTTTGCTCCTGACGGTGGTGCAAAAAAACAACCAACCGTGAACGAAATAGTAGCTTTCGATATAGATGATTATATTGAGGGCAACCAAGACATGATTGGTGTATGGGTAGATTTACCAAGTTGGTTGCAAACCAAAATAGATGATTCTATAGAAGTACAAACCAAAGAAAACAAGCCAAGCGAAAAATCTGAGTTTCAATCTTTAGATTCGTTGAATCAAGAAAAAGCTTTTCCATCTGATGAAGAACTGTCAGATGATGAAGATGAATCACTACCTTTTTAACTGTGGACAACGTAATAGAGTTTACTCCTAAGGATAATGTTGAGGTAGTTGAAGAAGGCATATATTTAGATATGCCTTTTGACAAATACAACGACTTAGATGCAATACGTTCGCATGACTTAACTTCTTTTATTAAAGACCCATATACATGGAAATACGAAGATAAGCCAGACAGTGAAGCAAGTTTCTTTGTTGAGGGTAGACTTCAACATTGTTTGTTTTTAGAACCACATGTGTTTCACGATGAGTTTATTGTGCAACCACAATTAGACAGAAGAACAAAAGCGGGCAAAGAAGCTTACGAAGATTTCGTTGCTACTGTGGGTGGCAGAAGCATTATTACACAAGAACTTTACGATGCTTGTCAGCAACGTGTAGAAGTCTTGGATGCTTTCAAACCACAGAAAAATGATAAGACAGAACTTAGTATTGTGTTCGATTACTATGGACACCTGTGCAAAGCAAGGTTTGATATGTTACAAAACAATGTCATTATTGATTTAAAAACATGTCGAGACGCAAGCCCCAGAGGGTTTAAGCAAGCCATAAGAAACTTTGGCTATCATCAACAAGCTGCTTTTTATTTAGATGCAGCAGCTTCTGTTGGCTTAACAGAAGTAGATAGGTTTCAGTTTTTAGCCATACAAAAACAGCAACCATATCCGTACGCTGTGTATGAGTTAAGTGCTGAGTCTATACAATATGGTAGGTCTCTTAATGAGAAAGCTATAGACCAAATGCAAACCTGTTTAAAGACAGGCATATATACACCCTTCAATTTGCACAATAAAATTGTAGAAGTGCATATAACAGATTTATAAGGTGAGGAGCTTGGGTCCATTATACAACCCCCACCAATTACCTAGGCTCTGAGCCTTTCTATGGAAAGGCCTGAACACGACCATTTGTATTGGGCTGACCAAGCAAGTAAGTATGACACTCATGCAGAGAGAAAAAATTTTCTGCAACAAAGCGGGTTTAAAAACGAAACAAGAATAGACTTTATTTTGCATTTGGCTGTTAGCTTTTTGCCAAAACGTATGCACAAACTTTCTAATAAAGAAATTGCAGCAGCTTGGCACGACTTACCCGACAAGACAAAAAAAACTATGTTTGCAGTTGGTATTAAGGGTTATAGAAACAAATCATAGTATCTCATACACATAACCATGAACTTTTCTTGGACTCTTTAATTTAACCACATGTAAGTTACCTTCAACTTTTTCTGTAAGCTCCCAGAATGTATCTCTGCCCGGGTCTGCTATCAAGACAGTACCTTTGGCCTTGTGTATTAATTGTAAAATATTGTCTATGTGATTTTCCCAATAACAAATGTCACAACCAACTACCAAGTCTATTTGTTGAAAAGCTTTCTTGGGTAGTTCTGTGTAATCCATATAAATTACTTCAACTTTAGTGTTGTTCATTTGATTTACCACATCTACATAGTCTTGCATGCTTTCATCAATATCTATACCACCACAATCAAAACCTTGCTTTTGTAAATACGCTAGCACCAAACCCCAGCCACAACCCACATCTACAACTGTATTTATATTTTGTAAATTATAACGAGATAGAAAGTCAATGATAGTGAGAGATGAGTTCCATACTTTATTACCATGGCTTATGGGCTTGTCGTTTTTTCGCTTTATTTGTTGTATTAATTTATTTGAAGATAATGGTATTTTTATATTGTGTATTGTTTTCATGGTGTTAAAATATATTACATTAAGTTAAGATTAATGCAATATAAAACGGAGTTTTAAATGGGCGACTACAACAAAGGCTACAGAACCCTTACTGTAGATTTAGAAACATATAAAATGTTAGAAGAAATCTGCACATCGCAACGCAGAAAAAAAATTGACGAAATAAGTCTTATGGTTGAAAAACGTCACAAAGAAGTTGTGGCTACTGTAGAAGACTAAGCTAAAGAACCAATACCACCTCTACCTGTCACTAGCCTTCTGGCTATCTCTCTGTCATCAGGATTTGGTAATACAGTTTCAGACAATGCAGACTCAGGTGTAACAGCAGTTGCTGGTGGTACTATTGGTATGTTTGATGGTGTGAATGATTCTAATGCACTATCTAATTGTGATTGAAGGTTGTCACCCTCTAAAGCTCTTCTGCCAGCTTCACCCGTATAAGGTCTTTCAGATGGTTCTCTTACAGCTTCTGCGCCTTCGCCCAAAACATCTAAACCAGTTTGACCGCCTAAATATCCTAAAGAAGATAAATAATTGTATGCTTCGTCAATAGATTTACTAGCATCTGGGTCGAACAACACATCAGCTAAAGCCTTATAATAAGATTCTGCCTGTTTGTATTTAATGTTTTCTAATATTTCGTCACCAACTTGACCTGTAGCTATTCTACCGGGTAATCTAATAATACTTAACATAGTGTTGATAGCACCAGTGCCTAAACCACCTGTTTCACTCATAAGTTCTTTTTCTAACGCACGTAAAGGCTGTGTAGGTGAGCCACTTTTAGCTACTGAGTATGCTCTGTCCATTAAGTCTATAAGCTTATCTAAATCGGCTACTTCTTCAGGCTCTAATAAAGCATTGACCATCTTTTGCGCATTACCTGTTTGAAAAAAGTTTTTGAATCGTGGCAAACCTTCATCAAACGTGCCTTTAGTAAATTCGTCTAAAGTCTGTAAAAAATATTCTTTTTTTACCAATTGAAAAGCCTCAGGGTCAACATCTTTCAATTGATTTTTTGCTGTACGCAGAGCAGATTCTGTAGCACGAGGGTTAAATAATGTTTTAACTGCTTTAGCTGTTTGAGGGTCTTTAACCAACTTAGATAAAGAAGCTATGATACCTCTTTCGTATGACAACACGTTAGGTTGCGTTGGGTCATATACTTTCCTTGCTAGCGCATAGACACCGTCAGACGCTTCATCCATATTTGCAGTCATTTGTATTTTTATATCATTAAGAACTTTTTTAGTATATGGGTCTGCTGTTGCTATAAGATTACCTATTGAGCCTGACCTTCTTTGATGCATACTCATTAGGTCAGTTATTAAGTTTCCATCTGCGTCAAACATCAATTCTTTGTAAGATTCTAGGCCTTTGCGCAAATCAGGGTCTAATGCCTTATCAGTTAGCTTATCGTCTATCATTTTTACAATACTGTTTGCATCAAACTGTATTCTTTCAGGTGCGTTTTCTAAACTGTCATAAATTACTTTAGCATTAGCTTTTCTAGCTGCGTGTACTTTGTCTAATGCTTTTTGTGAAATATCTTGTAATACCCTACTAATATCATCAGTGCTTTTAATATCTGCCAAGCCGTCTGCAAAATTAGTAACGGCTTGTCTAATTCTAGCGTTTCTATTGTTGTAAAAATTAAATATTTTTTCTGTTTCTGCTTGCCTGTTGATAAAACCTTGTATGCTTCTAGCCTTTGTGCCTATGGCTGTAGCCTCAGCAGGCGTAAGGTCAAAACCAAGCCTTTTTGCCTCTTTAATTATTTCTGATTCTGATTTACGTAAATTAAGGAGATAATTAAGGGTATCTTCTTTACCTCTAAATTTATTAAGTAACTGTCGTGATGGACCAGCACCAAAAGGAAATGCAGAAAACCCGCTTGATATAAGCAAATCTTTGTAAGCTTCTTCTATTTCTTCTGGTGGTAGATTGTAAAAAGATGATATGCCTAATTCTCTTGCTCCTCTTGCAGCACCACCTACTACTGCATTGCCTCCAAAACCACCAATTGCTGTAGTGCCTAATACAGTTAAAGCTGCGGTTAAAGGATTTTTTGTAAAAGGTAAAGCAGGATTGCTAACTAATTTTAAACCCTGTCTAAATCCTAACTGCGCACCTTTTAAACCACCAGTTAAATCAGCAGCAAACGTCGCAGCTGGCACTAGGTTGGGGTAAATGTAATTATTAGGTACGTTTAAACCAAATATACCGCTATCTGTAGGCACAACAAACTCTTTTGAGTATCTTTTGCCGTCTTG